ATGCCTACGAGGTAACCACTAACCTCGCTGTCATTGTCGCATGGGAACGGCGCTTCAAGCGCCGCGCCAGTGACCTAGGCTCGGGCGTTGGCATGGAAGACTTAGCCTTTATGGCTTACGAGGCTAGCCAACGCTCAGGCGTTATTGTTCCAGCGTCGCTCGACGCGTTTATTAACACTATTGAGAACCTAGAAGTAGTGGACAGCGAGCCGGCAACTTTTACCGTGCCGGAACTATCCGGCGACAGTTAGCGGAACTTCTATTACACACGGGCTGGTGGCCCCCAAGTGTAGACTTTGAATTACCAGACTTAGCCACCGTGATAGATGTACTTGAAAGGCAGCGTAAACAAAATGCCCGCTGACGCGTCTTACAAGGTTTACGGTATTCAAGAAGCGTTGGCAGAAATAAACAAAGTAGACCGTGTTCTACGCCGGCAGATAACTAAAGACATACAGTCTGGCGCTGGCACTCGACTTGTGACTGCGGCGCGCTCGTTTATTCCGACTGCCCCGCCGCTTTCGCGCATGGTGAATGGCAACATGATTAAAGGCCGCGACGGCACGGGTTGGTCACGCGCCCGTGTTCTCGCTGGCATACGTACCGTGGTAGGCAAACGTGGACAGCGTGCCCGCACTGTAACGTTCTCTAACGGCCGTACAGCCGATTTCAAGGCGACGCAATACCAGTTGCTTGTACTACAGCAACGAGACGCCGCTGGCGCAATCTGGGACCATGCAGGCATCAGAAATGGCGGCCAGTTCGTAACCAACCTTATTGCTGAAGGCGAGCACGTCGGCCCCGCAGCTGCGCCCCGCGCATTGCAACCAGCTGCCGAAAGTGTGTTACCCGCCGTCGAGGCCGAGGTAGACAAGATAGTAGAGCGCGTTATGACTATTGTTAACCGTAACCTTGTAACGACTAGGACGCGCTAATGGCTATCAACATTCCGATTATTTCAAGCCTAAACACCAAAGGTTTTGACGCAGCCAAAAAAGAGTTTGCCAGTCTGCAAGGTTTTGGCGCCAAGTCGGGTTTCTTATTGCAAAAAGCAATGCTTCCCGCAGCTGGCGCCGTCACTGCTTTAGCCGGTGGTTTGGGTATGGCCGCCAAAGCAGCGGCAGCAGACGAAAAAAGTGCAAACCTTTTAGCCCAACAATTAAAACGCACACTTGGCGCTAACGATGAAGTAACGGCCAGCATGGCTAGGTTCGTAGACCAAACACAATTAGCCACAAACGTGACCGACGACGAACTTAGGCCGGCTTTGGCGAATTTGGTGAGGTTCACAAAAGACGCTCAAAAAGCCCAAGACCTTTTAACTTTAAGTGTCGACACGGCAATAGCGACCGGTAAGGATTTAACCGCTGTCAGCACCGCTATTGGGCGTGCGTACGACGGCAACTTTACAAGTCTAAAAAAGTTGGGTATCCCGCTTGACGAAAACATAATTAAAACAAAAGACTTTGCGGCAGCACAAAAAGCGTTAACCGACCAATTTGGTGGTGCGGCAGCTGCAAACATGAACACGTTTGAAGGCCGATTAAAGAACGTCAAGATACGTTTTGACGAGTTTGTAGAAACTGTCGGCTACAAAGTCTTGCCCATTGTTGACTCACTATTACGCAATGTCACCAAACTTGTGGACATTTACGGTCAAAAAGGTTTAGGCGGCGTACTCGACAATATAAAACAAAAGTTTTTAGACTCACGCAACGCGGCAGACGGCACAGTAAGCAGCAACGGCAAGTTATACAACGCAGCAGTAAAAGCCCGCAACGGTTTCACATACTTGTTCAACGCGGCGCGCCAGTTGTCAAACGATTTGGTGAGCACAGAGTTTCGCATTACAGAACTAAAAAAGGCTGTAGGCACCGACTTTACAAAGCAGTTGGATTTCAGCGTTAACTCGATGAAAGAAATGGCCAAGGCGTTAAACCTTGTTTCGGTCATGGGGCCAGTAGCTTCACGTAACCTAAGCGAGTTCCGCAAATACGCGCTAGACATGGCACCAGTCCTAGCCCAAGAACGGTTAGACAAACTAGCCGCAGCAGAAGAAGCCGCCGGCAAGGCAGCCACCGCTGCCGGCATAGCAAACGATAAAGCCAAAGAAAAAGCGGCAGCGCATACCGCGAAACTTAAACGGCAAGCAGAGGCAGCAAAAGAGGCAGCAAAAGCACTAGCCGAAGATTACGCCCGCGCATTGGAAGACGCAGCACAGCTCGTAAAAGATAAGTTTGCGCCCGCGCTTATGCGCGCAAATGAGCAACTGACCAAGGCAACCGACACCTACAACAACTTCTATAACGCAACCCGAGATGTGGTGCGCGGCATATTCAACGTGGGCGATGCTTGGACTACAGCAGCAGACAGTAAAGGCGCTAAAAACTTCTTTGGTGTACTTGACGAGCAAGCCGCCAAGGCTGGCAAATTGTCTACCGGCATAGAACAACTTATTGCAGCCGGGCTAGATGACCCCGCGCTACTGCAACAAATCCTTGACTCTGGCGCGGACGTAGGCCTAGAAATAATTAACGGGCTACTTGCCGGCGGTAAAGCGTCCATAGACCGACTTGTCGGTATCTCTGGGACAGTTAACGCAGCTGCCGACCGTATCGCCAAACTAACGGCCGATAAATGGTTCAAGTCGGGTGTTGACCAAGCCCAAGCCATTGTCAACGGTGTTAACAGCGTCATAGAAAACACAGAGTTTCTACTCAAGTTTGCTGTCGACCCCGCCAGCGTCGCTGCTATCGGCGAACAGTTCAACAAAAACGTTGGCACCGTCATGGGTGGCGGCACCCCGCAGCTACAAACAAACCCATTCGGGCCAGTGCTCGGCAGCATAAACGCAACCCCAAACATGGACGGCACCCGCGTAGCAAACGAAACAACAAACGTAACTATTAACGTAAACGGCGGTGACCCCAACGCAACAGTAAGCGCGCTACGTGCCTACATGCGGCAAAACGGGGCAATACCCATAAAGATAACCAACCCGTAATGGCTTTACAGACTTACACCGTTTCCTACTCGCTCGCGTCAACCCCAAGCACGCTAGTTACTTTGTCTAACGTCGTCTCGTTTGCCATGAAATGCGGCAGAGAAAAACAACTAGACGACTACTCAGCAGACACCGCCCAGCTCGTAATTCGTTACCCGACCGGATACGCCAGCCCAATAACAGGACTTGTCCCCGGTTCTCTTATCCGCGTTAAACATGACGGCTCAGGCGAGTTTGTGTACGCCGGCTATATCTCGGCCGTCAGTGTCAACTATGGCATACCGTACGCTGGCGGTGTTGGTAACGCTGACTTTATTAACATTTCTTGCGAGTCTTATTTTGCGCGGTTTGGGCGGCTTCAAGGTTTCAACCAAGCAATCTCGGGCGGCACTTTTACAACGGTTGCGGCTGACATTGGCACCTACAGCTCACTGACCATTACTCCACAAACCAACGCGGCAACCCAAGTGGTGTCGGCTTCTAACGTCGTAAACACTTATGGCGAGTGGCTTTCACAGTACATACGCACTATTAACGGCAGAATGTTTCAAGCTGCGGCCGTCATTGTCATGGGCCCCGGCGACATATTCCCGGCGGTCGCAGCGTTCTCGGACACCGCTAACGACGCCACAAACCAAGTTTACGACAACATCGAGTTCTCGGCTTTTGGCGACAACTACTACACCCAAGTAACCGTGACACCAACGGCCGTGGCCGCCCAGACAGTGCAGAGTGGTTCCGCGCCGTACCGGTCGCTCAACTTCAACACGTTTAGCAGCTCGGTCGCTAATGCCCAAAACTTGGCTAATTTTATGTTGTCTCAATACTCGACAACGGACGTGCAAATATCGTCTATTTCTTGTTTATCTGAAGCACAAAACACGTTTAAGTTAAACAATATGGGCGTACCAACCGCTTTGCTTATTGGTTTGCAGGTCGCCATAAAGTTCCGTGGCACGACCTATTATGGCATTATTGAAGGTTACGCAATGACGGCTACGCCCGAGTCGTCACGGTGGACGTATTACATTTCGGGCGCGTCGCTTAACTCGACACTCATTCTAAATGACACCGTTTTTGGCAAACTAGACACAGGAAAACTCGGGTACTAATCATGGCTATTAAGACTTTTACTACTGGCGAAGTGTTGACCGCTTCAGACACAAACACGTACCTAGCGAACAGCGGGCTTGTGTTTGTGGCTAGCACAACTTTTGCCGGTACGACGAGTATTGAAATGAGAAATTGTTTTTCATCAACGTATACCAATTATCAAATAGAATTGACTTATTACGGCAGTACAGGCAGCAACACAAACTGGCAAATGATGACTGGCACTAACACCATTGACAACAGCAACAACTACTACCGAAATGGCTATTATTGGACGACTGCCTTTTCTAACTTTAATAGTGGGCCAAATACTTTTGAGTTTGTGACTAACCATGGCTCAAGTTCATCAATTTTTAGTTACGCTAAAATGACTTGTTATCAACCAAACGTTTCAGGTCAACGCACAGTTTCTCTTTTGCAATCTTATGATGCCGCTTCGTCTTTGACATTTACCATCAACGACATTGTTGCAACCACTACCGCTTATACAGGCTTTTATTTAAGCGCAGCGGCTGGCAACATTACTGGGACAATTAGTGTTTACGGATACCGAAAGGCGTAAAATGGAACCGTTATACAAAACAATCTATGACGCTCTAACAGGCGAAACATGGCAAGAAGAATTAACAGCCGAAGAATACGCGGCTTTACTTGCTGGCGGTTGGGCTGAAAAAGGCGCAGATGATTTGGCGGACTAGTTTTGTGGCGCTTTTGCTGGCGTCAATCCTCATAGCGTGCGGCGACCGTGAACGCGTCAACTGCCCACCACTCACCAAAAACAAGGCGTTGCGCGCGGCCACAACAATTACAGTTGACACGGCTAGCGTCGGCAACACACGGACAGTAGAAACTAAATGCCAATAATTCCGCCACCGCGCCGCGAACAACGCATGACCAGCGAGG